AGTTAGACATAGATTTATCAAAGGTCTCATGTCGAATGACGGGAACTTGTCTCTGAGCGCAAACATCAACCCCACATCCCGTGCTGACTGGGCACTGATCGTTGCTGATTATGCTGCTCTGACTGAAGGCAAAGGTATGTGGTTTGAATTCACAATGCCGAATGACACGCAGAGCGTTTACTTCCGTGGTGAACCGTGTGCTGTGGCATTCCCGGATGTTGAATCTGCATCGGCGATTCAGGGTAATCTCCAGATTATCGAGAATGAATACGCCGGGTGGCAGGCTGCGTCTACGTGATAAAGATGGGGCATCTGCCAGTACGGCAATTGCCCCATATATCTTATTTACAATTGTAGGAGCGTGCAATGGAGAGAAACGAAAAGACGAGAATTGAATTTGACGCCAATGGCAAGCATTATACGCTGGAGTTCAATGCCAGTGTCATGAAGAAAATGGATCGTGACGGATATGGTATTGAGAAATTGCAGGGCATGGTGTTCACAGCACCGGAGATCCTTTTCCGGTATGCATTTCTGGCAAACCATCCGACTGAGTCGAGGTCAACTATTACAGCGTTGTTTAAATCCTTGAAACGGTCAGCAGAGGATATGCCTATTGAATATGATGATGAAGGCCGACCGGTGGACGCACTTATGCAGACACTTGGTGATATGCTGGCAGAAGTGGCAGAAGAACTGACGGGACGCGGTGAGCAGGGAAACGTCAGTTGGAAAGTGACGAAATAACCGCACAGGCACTTTCTGATAAAGATGAGTTTGGTAAGAAGTTGTCGTTTGGAGATATGTTAGACAAATTATGTGTCTACTATATGTCCATAGGGGTTCCGTATGAGGAATTTTGGTATGGCGACTATACCAAACTCAAATATTATGTGCGGTTGCACAACCTCAATGTCGAACGTCAAAATGAGCAGTTGTGGTTGCAGGGAATGTACTTCTATGAAGCACTTAGTGTTGCGTTGTCGAAGTCGTTCAATAAGCACTCAAATGCGAAATATCCTGACAAGCCGCATCGCTTGACACCTCTCACTGACGAGGAAAAGGAACTGGAAAAGAAAAAGAAAATCGAAGAGTTCCGGGCAGCACTCGATGAGATGGGCAGACGTTTTGAGGCAAAGCACAAGCGTGAACGTGAGTTGGCGCTGAAGAAACAGCAACAGGACGGTGAGAACATTGGAAGTACAGAATCTAACATTTCACGTCCAGCGAACGGGTGATGCCACAGGACGCGGTGTCGACCGTCTTGGCAAGGCGCTTGGAAGGCTAAAGGGCAACTCTGAAACTGCCAGCAAAGGCATGGGTAGACTCTTGCACACGATGGGACGTATGGCCAAACTGATGGCATTAAGAATGGTAATTCGTGCTTTGATGAAGGCCATGACGGAAGGCATGAAGAATGCGTATCTCTATAGTGCAACGCTTGGTGGGCAAGTTGCACAGGCGCTGGATTCTATTAAGCAGGCCAGTTCTGGTGCTGTCAATGGTATCGGATCGGCATTCGCAGAATTATTGGCCAACCTTGCTCCTATTCTGAACGCGATTATTTCTCTGGCGACCGCAGCAGCAAACGCTATTGCCCGGCTGTTTGCAGTTTTGGGCGGACGTAGTACATATAGTAAAGCCGTAAAGACATCTGAAAAATGGGCGGAGGCCACTGCCGGTGGTGCCGCTGCCGCGAAAGAGTGGAAGAACCAGCTGATGGGATTCGATGAAATCAACAAGCTGGAAGATCAGGACTCTGGAGGCGGAGGAGGCGGGGGAGCAGCAATCGGCGATATGTTCGTCGAGGAACCCGCTGTAAATAAATGGGCAGAACAGCTTCGACAGATTACGTTGGATTGGTGGGATAGCTTAGACTTCACTTTCCTCATTGAATCGTGGGATGAAGTGTGTGCTGCGGCATCCCGTCTGGCGGAAATCATTAATGGCGCGTTGTATTTTGGATATACAGAAGTCCTACTGCCGCTGGCAGGGTGGACAATTGAGAAAGCGGCTCCGGTTTTGCTTTCTGCTATGGCACAGGCGTTGCAAGTATTTGCAGATGTCGCAGATGGACTGAAGCCGGTTCTTGCAGAACTCTGGGATAACCTCATCAAGCCGATTGCCAATGACCTTGGTGGAATGTTCGTAGATGCGGTGAATACTGCGAAGATGGCAATCGAGGCATTGCGCGCAGCAATACAGATTGGCACCGCAGTAATTCAGGCAATTTGGTATGTATTTGGTGACACGATTGTATTTGCATTCAGTAGCGCGTGGGCAATTGTAGTAGATCTTTTCCGCAGTGCAATTGCAATCCTGCAAAATGTCCTCATGTTGTTCATTAATGTCTTCACTGGAAACTGGCAGGGGGCATGGGACAATATCAAGAATATTGTTGTTGGTGTCTGGGATACGATTGTCAGCACACTGACAAACGTGATGTTTTCTGTGCTTGGTGTAATAACGAATCTCATGGGTGACATCATTGAAGTGTTCACCACAAAGTGGGATGGAGTTAAACAGATCTTCACAAACGCTGTCACAAAACTCAAAGAGATTATGAACTTTGAGTGGAAACTGCCAAAGCTTAAATTACCGCATTTCTCAATTTCTGGTAGTTTTTCGCTGAATCCTCCAAGCGTACCGCACTTTAGTGTTTCTTGGTATGCAAACGGTGGTTTCCCGGATATGGGCGAACTGTTCGTAGCGCGTGAGGCAGGCGCTGAACTGGTTGGTAAAATCGGTAGCAGCAATGCTGTTGTCAACAACGACCAGATCGTTGCCGCAGTTTCTCAGGGCGTTGCAAACGCTGTGTCCGCTGTTCTGGGTTCAGGTGGTGGACGGCAGGAGGCAATCGAGGTTCCTCTGTATATCAACGGTAAAGAATTCGCCCGCGCAATTTACAACGACACGAAAGCAGTGGCAAACGAACGTGGCTCCAGCCTCGTGAACGCATAAGGTGGTGACACGATGAATATAGCGATCCAAACAAGTGGCGTCTGGATGGATATAACTCCCCAGATTGCCCTTGGTGGCGTCACATGGAAACGGAACGACATAGATGGCCCAAACTCTGGCAGAACTATAACAGGCACTATGGAACGTGACCGTGTGACCACAAAAATCCGCCTCGACGTCACTTGCATCTTACTGGATGAAGACACTCTGAAGAACATTCTACAGCTGATTTACCCGGAATATATCTATGTCCGGTATGACGACCCGCAGAGGGGGCAGCGCACCGTATGGATGTATTCCAACAATAACCCGGCAACGATTTCCCATTATGATACGCAAGGCAATCTGGTGTGGAAAGAAGTTACATTCCCGCTGATTGAGGTATAAAGAATGGCATACGACATTTCTGAAAACTACGTACACATCTATCAGCACGACGCGCCGACACAGGAATTGGCGGAAGTATCGGCAGATGCGATTATGTCGTTAAAAACCAGTGAGCAAGTATCTTATCTTGGCGACGAACTGGCATACGACACAATGGATCTTGAGGCCATGCAGGAACGAACATTTGAGAACGGTTCCGCAGTGTATGGAACGGAACTCACCGCGTTCCCGTATGGTTCTCCGGTGCGGCACACAAATGCCGGTGGAGATATCGACAGGACGTTCTATATCGATACTTCCTCCCGGATAGGGAACCATGTATTCCGGTATGACTGTGCATCAATCATCGCCATGCTGGACAGGCAGGTGTTCCCGGGCGCGATCTTCCGTGGATATAAGGATTCCACAACCAACAAATTTACATTTTATAAGTTCCCTGCGGCACTGAGATATATCGTCGGCGCCTCCGGTACGCTGTTTGATTATGACTGCTCCAATGTGGCGAATGAGATTGTGTTTGGATGGATACCGTATGGCACACGACGCTATGCATTGCAGCAGTTGCTGTTTGCTACAAACATCCATGCGTTCTGGGATGCAGCGAACCGGCGTGTTGTGTTTGATTACATCAATCATGCCAGCGCAGGAACGGTTGCGGATTCTGACATCTTTGATACTGGCAAGGTGGAATATCCGCAGTTGGCCACAAAGATCATCGTTGTTGAGCATGATTTCTTTTACTTTAACAGCGGTCATCCTGATTATGTTGTGCTGTATGACAACACGCAGGGCAACGTAGCGAACGGTGAGTTGATTAAGTTTTCGACTGCGCCTATTGTTCCTACTTCATTGACTGCAAGCGGCACATTAACATTTACAAACGCAACTACGGACTCAGCTATAGTCTCTGGGCGCGGAATCCTAAAGGGATATCCGTGGTACCATACCACCTTCCAGATTGAGCGTAATGCCAATGTGGCAACGCGAAAGGAATATGAAGTGTCCGTAACTGACGTCTATCTGATCTCGTTCCTGAACAGCGAGAACGTGGCAGACCGTCTGGCAGACTACTACTTCAACCGGTACATCGTGAAGTCGGATATTAAGTACAACGGTGAGCAGGCTGGTAAGTATTACGCGCTGAAAGACGCATTTGGTGAGAATCAGGCAGGCTATTTGCAGAAGATAGACAAGGTGTATTCCTCCTTTGTCAAAGCATCCTGCGAGTTCCTGTGTGGCGTGAATGAAGAATACGACGACGTGGCGTTTGATAACTTTCATGTTATCTATCACAACACGAAGACGTACAACGACACTACAGACCCGGATTCCTCCACGTTGACTGGTACATGGACTGTTCCTGATGGAGTTCATCGCATCCGTGTCATCCTGATTGGTGGCGGAAAGGGAGGCGACAGCGGCACCCCGGGTGAACCGGGCAAGTCCGCTGCTGATGGAGGCACTGGTGGTAAAGGTGGCGTTTCTGGCTCTCCCGGTCATGGCGGATCCATTTACATCACATCGATTGACGTCAATCCGGGAGATGTATTCAACTACTCCTTGGGCGAAGGCGGAGCCGGTGGTGCGGTGCTGACATATGCTGACTACCAGACTCTTGGTCATGTCAGATATGGCGCTGAAGGCGGAGATACGACCTTCCAGAAAACTGGTGGCACATTGTATTCCTCTGCTGACGGTACTCCGTCCGACATTGGATACTGCTTTGACAGCGTGAATGCAATGGAAGCAATGCCGGGCACGAACTATGTTGGCATCACAGATGGATGCGATGGTGGTGACGCCGGGCAGACATCTGATAACGCCTCAGAAACAGAGAAACGTCGCGGTACAGATGGTGGCACATTCAAGTATAGCACTGCCACATATCAGGGTGGATACGGCGGATCCGGTACATTCGTGAGCGCTCCGACCAGTTTCAAGACGATCATCAATCAGGCATATACAGCGCTGACCGGCCTCTATTATGTCGCAAATGGAACGAATCCGCCTCCGGTATGGTATGCATACACCAGTGCATCCGATAAGCAGGGACTCTGGAATAATGCAAAAATCGGACAGAACTACATTGACTACACCGGCTGGAAATGCTCGGTAGGTATTCCCGGTGGAGGTGGCGGAGGCGCCTGCTTCGGCGCTGCTGGAACCAGTGGAGGGGCAGGGTACAATGCTTCTGCATATCCGACGAACTTCTATGGCGACTATGATACTGGGCGTGTTCTCCGTGATGGTGACCCGTGGTGCTGGCATGAAACCAACACGACACATGGAGGCAACGGAGGCAACGGAGCGAGTGTTCCTGCGAACTTCTACCTCCAGAAACCGCAGTTCAGTTTGGACACGAACTACGGCACAATCACCGCATTAGGCCAAGGCGGATCTGGTGGATTCGGCGGAGGCGGAGGCGGAGGCGCTGCTGCTTCTGTAGCTAAACAGGCAACGGTTCAGTGGTTGTTCACTGAGTTTGTTGAAGGCACGTCAACGCCGGGTACTGGCGGATCTGCTGGCAAGGCACAGGACGGTGCAGATGGTGGCATCATCATCTATTACTAAGTCAGAAGGGAGGTAATCCATTTTGAAATACATTACAGCGCAGGAGGGAATCGTAATCTCTCTTGGACGGCAGGGTGAGAATGAAGTTGTAACAGTACAGTTTGATGCGAGTGGATGGGCGGAAGAGTACGGAGCAGGATCGTTTGAACTGCTTCATGAGAGATGCAAGGATTCGGCACCGTATGCGTGTCCGATCACGGTTGAAGATGGAATTGTGTCATGGGTAGTCAGCAATGCTGACACTGCATTTGCCGGGCGCGGCCGGGCACAGTTGGTGTACATTGTCGACGCGGCAGTGGCCAAAAGTGTGATTTACTCCACCTCAGTTTTGAGATCCATCGATGCGGACATGGAGTTCCCGGATCCGTATGAGAACTGGCTGGTGCAGATGCACGAGGACGCCGAATACGTGCGAGAACACTATGAGGGCGCGTTGGAGGCACAGGAGAATGCCGAGGCATGGGCAGTAGGCCAGAGAAGCGGAGAGGACGTTCCTGAAAGCGACGAGACGTATCACAACAACAGCAAGTGGCATTCCCAGCAGTCCGCTTCTTCTGCACAGCAATCTGCTGACAGTGCATATGAGGCATCCCGGTATGCCATTCAGGCCGCTGGATATGTTGGTTCCCCTCTGACATCCAACACCAAAGCAGGCATGACTGATACCACGAAGGTATATGTGTACACAGGCTCCGAAAGCGGCATGACCAACGGGCACTGGTACTACTACAATGGCTCCGCGTGGACAGATGGTGGAGTGTACAACTCCATTGCGGACGACGTTGCAACAACGTCAGACATCGACGAATTACTCTATTCGTAAGGAGGCAGCACAATGATTCGTATTAATGATGAGCGGCGTTACATTCAGGAAGACGGCACGACAATGCGCGTGATTACCGGATCCTGCAATGATGCTGACAAATCCAGTCTGCCAACTGAAGACATCATGAACGGCAGCTATATGTTCCTCGTGGACAGTCAGACCGTTTCGTTCTTCAATGAGAGCAGCCAACAGTGGGGGTAAGATGACATGGAAAAGATGGATGGTGTAATCCCTCTTGCGTTGCAGAGGGCAATCTCCCAGTCAATTGCCCAGCTTGGCTCCGGTTTTGAAGTCAAAGGGGTAGTGGCAAGCAAGTCAGAACTCCCTGCCTCTGGTAACGTCGGAGAGATCTATCTGGTCGCCGACGAGGGGTACGAGACGTACACATGGAGTGGCAGCGAATGGGTGATCAAAGCTGGCGACGTGGCCACAAACGCCGATATTGACGCGGCACTATACTCATGAAGGAGGTAGAATATGTCTAAGAAAATTACTCTTGAAGGCCTTGACCATTTCAAAGACAAAGAGAATGCGATGGTTGCCTCTGAGTTCTCCGCAAGCAAATCGTATGCCATTGGCGAGTACGTTTACTACAAAGGAACTCTGTATAAGTTTAAGGCCGCTCATGCGGCTGGCGCATGGACAAATGCGGATGTTGATGCCGTTAAACTCGCAGATGATGTCAGTGTGTTAAAGGAATCAATAAGAGATACAGTTGAATTATATGGTGTTAACCTTTTTAATCCAGAACAACTTCTGAAGGCGTATGGATGGTTGGAAACCGATGGGATTTACAGTGGTAAAGTAGGAAGTTTTTATAACGCTTTCCGCGATAATACTAATGGATTGACTATAGATGGTGGATTCAAAGAAAATACACAATATAGTGTTCGCTTGCGTGGCTATGTTGCAACTGGGACAGTAGCAAGTGGAAACACATTACAGATCAGAGTGTTATACACTGATGGAACAGATAATGGTGTTGTGTATTTCGCTGTTGTAAGTGATTTCCAAAGCAAAACTTTCATTACAGCTGCTAATAAAACTGTTGAAAAAATTTATGCTGACTATTCTAATGGTAACTCTGCAAATAATATGTTTTATATTACTGATGTCCAAATTGCAGAAGGCAAAGAGCAACCAACTTATCAAGCATATCAGCATACTGCAATAGATTTATCCGCAAGAGCAGAAAACAGTGAAACAGAAACTAATCTATTCGGTTCGCTAAAAAACACCGAAAAAGTTATGGATGTTAAGTGGAAACGCGGCGCCCATAATGCAAACGGCAATATATCAAGTGGAAGTGGTGATAATTATACTGTAGCCATATTACCGAATACTGTTAATCGAATTGAATTAATAGAGGCATCGGCTCAAATTAACTGCTATAATGATAGTGGTTATTTAGGGAGAATCGGTACAAACGGTAACCTAACTACACAATCTGGTAATGCCAAAATATTCAGCGATGCTATCAATATGTCTGAGCTTTTCACAAAATATAATGCAACTTATGTTGCCATTATGATTTTCGTATCTGGCACCTCTATAACCACGGATGCGCAAGCTGTAGCATCTGGAAAAGAACACTGTATAGTTTATACGCAAGAAAATGCTGACTATGATTTTGTGCCGCCATATTTCATAACAGAAATAGATACTGCCATAGAAAACGCTAAAACTGATATTGGCGCTTGTGGTAAAGATGGATTTAGCTTTATTTTTACTACAGATAATCATTGGAATCATAATGATGGGCATAGTCCTGCAATCATTAAAGCTGTACAGAAAGCAACAAAAATACAGGATGTTGTTTTAGGTGGTGACATGATTGATGGTAGTGATGATAAAGCACATGAACTTGAATTGTTGCAAAGTGTTGTAAGAAAATTTGACAGTGCAGATTACAGATTGCACTATGTTTTTGGCAATCATGATTCTAATACTGTAGGTCAAACAACTACACCCGCCTTGCATTTTTCACAGAATGAAGTATATATGGCAACACAGAAACCACAGGAATATACTTCAAAATACAGTGCGGACGGTTTCACTGACTATTATTTTGATGATGAAACAACCAAAACAAGGGTTATTGTTGTTGATTCAAAAATAGAAGGTGTAGATCTTACTACAGCACAGATAACATGGTTTAACGAAACATTAGCTTCAACACCGACAGGATATAGAATCATTGTAATCATGCACATTTGGTATGGTGCTTCCTCTATTGCATCACAGGGACAAGCAATATCCGATGCTGTTGATGCTTGGAATGCTGATCATGATACAAAAGTTGTTGCTCTGTTTGGCGGGCATACCCATGCTGATGCAGAACATACCACAGCAGGGGGTGTTCCTCTTATTATCACAACTTGTGATATCCCAACAGCGACATTATTTGAAAATGCGGACGGACAAGCTGTAGATGTTATAACTGTCAACTACACTGCGAAAAAAATAAATTGCAGAAGAATAGGCAGAGGTTCAGACAGAGAAGTAACTTGGTAATTATTTAAATGAAGTAACTATAAAGACCTGTGGGATCTTCATATG